CGGATACGCTCTGCGGGCAGAAAAATATGCCCAAAACCAAATGCGCCAGGTGTCGCCAGACGGCCTTCAGTCCGGTCACGAATGTCGCTCTGTGGCGTCATTGTGGCTGCGCTTTTCAGTCCAAGATTATCACGGGATTCCTGCTGAGCCTCTTCACCTTCATCAGCCAGCTCTGACAGGCGATTCGCCGTTTTCAGTGTCGCAGATAACGCAGTATCAATATCTGCTCTGGCCTGCTCTGCACCGGATGCGGCCTGTTTAGCAGCTTCAGCGTCCTTTTTTACCTCTGCGGCGGCATTCTCAACCTGCGAGGCCAGATTTTCGGCCTGTTGTTTACCCTCCGCAACAGCGTCGGCGTTCTGCTGAACACCTTCCGCCAGTTTTTTTACCTCTTCTTTTGCCCGGGCGGCAGCATCCGCATGTTGCCCTGCCTGTCGTTCGCTTTCTGTTGCGGTTTCGGCACCCTGCTGCGCCTGCGCCACCATTTCCTCAAATCGTTTCACCACGTCGGGTTTGAGGTCGCCTTCATCCAGGGCAGTCAGAAAATCGTTCAGCGTGCCGGGCTTTGAGTCGTCGTATACAGCAATATCGCCAACACAGTACTCGTCGCGCCAGCCCTGTTTCAGATATACGCAATATTTTCCGGTCTGCGCCTCAAAACAGTACTCGCCACAGTTTCCTGTCACCACGTCGGCAACTGTGCGCATCACCACCTCTGAGGTGTTTACCCGGGATTTCAGAATAATGTGGCATCCGGACATGGGGATACCTGCGCCATCAATCAGCGCACCTGATATCACTACAGACATAGTTTTTCTCGCGATAAATTAAATCAGGAAGAGGCTTCCGGAGAGACGGGCCATTCAATGGCGTTATATGAGACTTTATCAGTGATGGTGCTGAAATCCATCGCCTGCAGCGATTTCGCGTAAATGCGGTACGCTTTCAGCTTTTCCCTGTCTTCGTTGCTGATTAACCCCAGCAATAAATCCTTTTCCCACTCGCTGGTCATGATGCTGGCCTGTTGTAACAGGGCATCGCGTTCATCTTCCGCTTTAAGTTTGTAGTCGAAAACAAATTCATCATTGCGGTAGAACCAGTAACCCGGTGCGGTAATGCGACGGTTAGCGGTAATGTCCGGAACCTCAATAACACTGGTGTTGCGGGGTTCAATGCCTGTCACATCCTTACCGACCCATACCACGCGACCATCTCCGGTGTAAGCTATTTTTATTGTGTCGCTGGCGAAATTCTTCAGTTCTTCATACCAGTTTTTGTCGTCTTCCGAAAAAAGCCAGGTAACATCATATTTTTTTGTCATCTGGTATTGTTCTGCGGTTTTCGGATTACCCGCAGTAATATTTTTTAAATGCAACATTGTTAAACACTCGCCACGTTATACCAGGTGCCGTTAATCAGTTTCTGAAGCGGTCGGTAATACACACCGCCAATGTTATCTGCCGAATTACTCCCGGTTTCCTGCACATTAATACCTGATAATCCGTGGCCTGAAGGTGAGCGAAATGTCCAGGATATCTGGTTACCTCCCGGGTTGTAATACATTTCGGAACCATAACGCACATCCTGCACGCCGCCATTTCGCTGCTGGTAACGGGCATCGAAATTTCCATAGTTTGATGGGGTCATCTGTCCGTTTACAGCGAATGTGACGCTACCGTCTGTATTTCTCTGACTGTAGAAATGCCAGCCGGAATCATCACCAAGTTCTGCAACTACAGGTCTGGATGGATTGCCCCATAAATTAAACCCTACGTTCTTCGTGGAACTGTCAGAACTGGATAGCGTAAACATTCTGCCATTTCCGGCCTGAATATTTTTTAACGCCATCGCCACGCCATTCTGAAAACGAAATACATGCTGACCATTCGCATAAACATCCAGAATGCCATCGCCGTTTTGTTTCAGGCCGGTATCGTTATCCCCGAAAGCAATTGAGTTTCCGCCCAGCGCGTTCTGAACACCGATACCAAGCGCACCATTGACCTGAGAACCGCCGCCAACAGACACTTTATGCGACATGGATATTTCACCCGTCCGCAGATTAATAGTGAACGGGCGAAGTGGACCAATATCGCCATTTTCACCCTGGTTTTCCTGTGTTGGAATAAGATACAGGAACTCTTCCGAACGACGAAAAATAAGACCAAAAGCGTCGTTGAAAATCCTCAGCGCATTAACACCACGGATTTTAAGTTCCCCGATCATGGTGTCACCATCACGCTGAACGGCATTTTTTGCCTTGTCCACCGTGGGTTTTAATCCGAGGTTTTCAACAGCCTCATCCTTGTCTTCCACATCCGAAAGATTATTTTTCCTCAGCAATGCCTCTTCGTTAATTGCACCGCCCACCAGTAATAATATGGCTTTATATAGCTGATCGTGTTCTTCTTTATTCAGTTCTATCCCGGCCTTCTCAATGACACCACAGATTTCCTCCTGAATGGCATCCCACATGGCACTGTTCAGCCAGGTGGCAAGACGTCCTGTGCGAAGATTTCCGTCAGTAAATCCGTTCTTGCCCGGACCAAACTTATCTTTTACCGCTGTCAGCGTATCAATCCTGTGCATCCTCAGCCTCCTCTGGATAAGAAAATAAAACAACGGTATGCGACGGACATAATTTATTAATCACGCACTCCGCAACCGTATCGCCCCACGTCCGGATCGGTGTGTTGCAGGCATCCGTGCATGTCTGCCACTGAGCACCGGCATCCACCGGCAACGTCACACGCCAGAAATAACGCCAGCGATCCCCCCATTCCGGATCGGGGCTTGCATCCAGGTGCTGGAACTGTTCGATCGTCACGCCGGTATATCCCAGCGCCTCAAGCTGATCCAGGAAGAACTGCTTATTTATGCCACCAGCCACATTGGCTTTTGCTTCAAGACGTTGCTGACGCTGGCGTAATGTCTGGGTTCCGACAGGGGAACAGGAATCAGGTAAACCATACAATTCTTCATAACGTTCAATCAGCTCTGTGGACTGACCGGGATCGATTTCAATCACCAGTTCATCAGCCCGCTGGTGAACACGCACAAGCGATGGTGCCAGACCGTCAAGTACACCGTCGGTATCTGACCATGCAGGTCCCGGCGGCATCAGGCCATACAACAATTTTGTATAATCATCCTGTAACGTATCCATTATTTACTCCTTACCGGGTCATAAGCCTGCCATGTGATCTCCCCGAGCACCGGAAGCTCAGTTTCCCCCAGGTCAATATCCGATGAAGGGTCGATAAGTCGATGGGCCACCTCACCTGCAGATAAACTGATAGCCTCGCTGATTCTGGACAGATACATGCGCCCTTCCGGCACACCATCCCGGAACATCAGCGCATTCAGTTCTGATTTTATTGCCGCCCTGATCTGCGGTGTGTCTTTCGATAACGCAATCGTCATCGGAATGACTTTTTCTGTGGCACCGAATACATACAATCCGCTTCCGGCAACAGGTGCCAGAGGAAGGATGTGGTCCCTGACTGCGTTAATCACGCTTTCATCCGGGGCCGGGTGTTCCGGATCGTTTGTCGCCACCATCACGCCAACCGTTCCAATCCCTTTCCAGTGTCTGAAAGTCCATGCACGGTTAATACCCTGAACTTCTTTCGCCCAGATAACATAATCAGGGTCTGCGCCCCCCTGTGGAATGTAGTAATAACGTTCCATAACGCGGGCACGCCATATTTCCAGATTTTCAATATCTTCACCGTCTGTAATGGTGTCTGCGTACCCTGTGGACGGCAGACCACTGACGGGTGTTCCCAGCTGCATGGCAATACCATCATCCGTATTCCCAGCCGATCCCGGTTCGTCTGCCACAACAGGCACCCGGAGAAGACCATCGGCTGCGGTCACCGTCGCCGTCGTGGTGAAGGTCACCTGATCATCACGCTGGATCTGCGTTCCCGCTGGCAATACCGGCGTCCCCTCTACGCCATCCCAGCGCACAAATCCCCGGGCTGCCACCGCATCTTTTCGCGGGCAGCGTTTGATTCTGGCGTGCCGGTACAACCAGTCTTCATCACACATGTCCGGCAACAGATTTCTGGCAAGATAATCGATATACCCGTATAACGTGTGTACGGCTGCAGCCTGTACACGGGCATACACTTCCGCATCCATACGACGAAGCAGCGTATCCTGCTCAAAGCGGGTTAATAAATCGCTCCGGATCATAGAAATAAGTTGCGGGAGGCCGGGGCGATAAAACTGACTGTCAGCCATTCAGTTCACTCCAGATATCATCAAAAATAATGTTGTGAATATTGCCGTCACGCTGGTAAATGGTAATGGCAAGTGCCAGCGAGTCTGTCCCGGTCCGGACAGCGTTAATATCAAGACGGGAAGCAGCACCATCCTCCACCATCCACGCCAGCGCCTCACGGGCATAATCTCTGGCAAGCTGCGGGGTTTTATTTGTCAACTTGCTGCGTCGCAACAGATACAGACGCGACCCCGTGCGATCATTCTGAACCGCAGGCCAGGTATCCCCCCACCATCCAAATATCTGCGGCGCATCATCATCCCGCCCGGCACGCCGCCAGGTAAAAAGCGAAATAATCACAGCACGCGTCAGAAGGTCGAGCGAAGCCCCGGTCGACACGGATCGCCCGTTAACATTAATCATCATGATTTTCAGCCCATCGGTTGATCCGGCGTGTCAGTGATCCCGCCACCATCACCATTTTCGGTGTGTTTGTGGGCATTGTAGGTCTGCCGCATTTGCTGCATGCTGAGTCCGCCACTGTCGCAATTGTCAGTAATATCAGCGGTGGATTCGACAGGCATTTCAAAGCGCGCTTTAGGCGCGTTTTTAAAAATAATGGGCTTCCCGGCCCCGTTCACCACAATACCGGAACGGGTCAGGACAACGGACTGCCCCTGATCGTCATAAAGCGCCACTTCCCCACGTTTCAGTCCTTTCAACCTGTAACGTCTGTCAGACACGACCACAACCACACCATGAGAACGGTCGCCTGCCGGGAATAAAGCAACGCCCTCAGCACCGTTCTGTGCAGCAGATGTAAAACCATAAGGCTCAAGGTGCTCAACGTGTTGTTTCTGATCTCCGGCTATCATTTTCAACCCTACAGACTGACACTTTCTGGCGGAATCCACCGCCGTGATGACAGCCCGGGAAATCAGATTGCGAAGAGAAAACCCGTTCATCAGAAATCCTCCTCAACATTTTTTTTCTTCCTGGCGGTGACAGGCTCAGGGAGATAAGCATCTGCCGGGCCAACCCGTAATTCGGTCGTCGTGCCCCGGTCGTCCTGGTTATAGGTGACTTCTGCGATCACCAGCTCATCATTATCAAAATTATTCAGCGGGTCGAAAACGATGACAGATAACCCCGGACGCCATAACGCGCCACTGCCCTGCCGCCAGCCCTGAACCGTATATGTTGTCTCACGGGTAAGCGCAGCCCGTTGGCGCGCTTCAAATTCACAACGGGCCTTACAGGTTGCTGTCGTTGCTGTACCTGACTGCTGAATCAACAAAGGGCGATAACGGGTCACGCCACTGTCCTGAATGGTCTGACGTATTGCGGCAATGGTGGCCTCACCAAAATCATCGTCGTTGCCCGGGCGCTGCCCACTGACCTGATATTCAGAAAACCGCTCTCTGATGCTTCTTTCCGTGTCACAGGAAAGAATATTCTCTCCCAGCACCAGTGCTGTCGCCGCCTTGCCTGTTCCTGGTTTCCCCAGAACCAGTCGTCCGCATTCATCGTCATAAGCCAGCGTCTGAACCTGCCCCAGCAACCGGTTAAGACAATCGGCAACAGTTTCGCCGTGTTCCGGCTGGGCATCAATCACCGCTGTCTGCGGCACGCCAGCATCAACAACGGTGATGCCAAATGGCGCAGCCAGTTCACTGACTATTCTGAGCAGGTTTTTTCCGCTCTGCTGGAGTGGCAAAGCAGAGCAGTCAACCAGATCGGCTGTTTTGCTTCGCCCGACAATCCCCATGCTGACGCTGCTGGCGTCATAACGAAGCGGCAGTGCCTCCACATATCCGGTGAGCACGGGCTCATCCCCGATAAGCACTTCAACCAGCTCACCATTTTTTATCCTGGGCTGATAATCCCGGCTTCCGGGCCAGCGGGTGGTAATGGCAACATTAAAATCCCGGGCAATACGGTTAATGCCCGCACTGATACGGACGGATGTCCAGCCGCCCCATTCGCGACCGGAAACCCGAAGTAAAACGGTATTATTCATCTGACGGGTACCCTTAATGCCCTGACCGGAACAAAGCCCGGATGGGAGATGGCATTTCGATCCAGGATATCTGTTTCACGGGACGCATCGTCGTACCATGACGCAGCCAGAACAAGCGCAGGAAGAACCTCCGCTGGCGTTCGCTCTGCGGTTTCCTCCGTCTGAACCAGACGGGCCTGAATATCCCGGTTCAGTTCTGTACGTAATGACGTCAGCTGAAAAAACAGCCTGTCATCCGCCGTGCGCCTGAGCTCCTGCTCAATCGCCGCGTTCAGCGATTCGCGTATGATGGTGAGATTTTCCCGCGTGGGTGGTTGTGCTGTCTCATTCTGCTCTGTGCTGGCAGTCACACTGTCAAGTGCCGGATGTGAAACGTGAATAATATCAGACTGACGCTCAGCAGAGCCGCCAACAGCCACAACCGCCTGCTGATTTTTCACCAGACTTCCGGGTTGCGGCAGTGAAGTGACCGCCCTTGCAGCCTCGCTGACTGCCGTCGTCCGGATGACTGCAGCCACCAGATTTGTCTGCTGTTTTTGCCTGACAACCGATGCGGAATCTGTGGGCCACACCGCGCGCGGTGCCAGTCCTGGATCCAGCGTAATACCGGACATTGTGGTTATGGACTGCACCAGATCCTGTGTGTTATCCACCAGTCTGGTTCCGGCCCGCCAGGTATCCTGCAACGTATGCACAAAATCACTGGCAAACGATGGCGGCATCAGAATGACGGACAAATCACCCTGCAGCAGCCTCATTCCGGCAGAAACAGCAGAATTAACCATTCTGAAAGCCGTCTGAACGGTTCCCAGCATATCGGTTGCCCGGACAATAACGTCGTTCTGAATAAAGTCCGGTATTCCCGCGAGATCAAAATCGCCGAACATGTCTTCAATCAGCTCATCCAGGAATCCTGACGACTCCTCCAGTTTTCTGGCGGTTGCGGCTCCGGCGACCGGAAATGACAGCTCCCCGCTCTCAACAAACTGAAATGACACCCGGCACATACGGCCTTCAGTACCGGAATGAGAAACGGTCACCTGTCCGTCAATACAGCCCTGCATTTCACCGAACTGCGGATGGATCAGTGTCCCCGGCCCGGCGGTTTCAATCGCGGTAATCAGCCTGTCGCGCTGCTCTGCGTAATCATCACCAACGAGATACGCATTAATCGTCAGCCGTCGCGTGGCACGCCCGAGATCTTCCGTGTACGGTTTGTCACGGTCTGGATATTCATGGACCTGAACGCGACGTCCGAACGTACCCTCGTCGCTTTCCACTGAAAACGGAACACCTCGAAAAGAAGCGTCATAAAGATTATCGCGCCATGTCGTTCCGGAAGATGAAGAAAACAAAGAGGACAAAGAAGGTAAGGAAGGAAAATCCATTCTGATATCCCATTGTTAACGCCTGAAAGGTGAATACCCAACGTCATGGGTGATTTTCATAAAGGGATCGCCTGTTTTCGGCAAATCGATGACACGCATTCCAGGCGGCGCGTTGTCAAACGTCACCTTAAGTTCGCTGCGGGTTGCCGGTGAAGATGAAAGGTTTAACAGCTGATTCCTTTCCAGTGATACATTCGGGGTGTAGCGTTTTTCTGGAGATAAATACCCATCACCACGTGGCATCTGCCATCCGGTCATGTCATAGACAAAATCATGGAACTGTTTGCCCCACTCGTCGAACTTATCATTCAGACCAAATCCACTGTTCAGCGCATCAGCCACAAAATTTTTAACAAGCCAGGGATGTTCTTTTTCAAACTCCTGCGCCATCATGCCGAGCTCAAGCAATCCCCCAATGAGGCTGATCTTTCCGAGGCCCTTTAATTTCAGGGATGTTTTACCTGCCGCCGCTGTCCATTGATTCTGAGCGGCTATTGCTGCACGAATGCTTGCCACCGCCTTCACACCAATATACAGGGCAGAAACCGTTGCTATTGTTTTTACTGCCTGTTCCCATCCCCCCATTGCTCTGACAACCTGATCAACCTCCTGCCAGACTTTTTTCACAACCGGCCCGACCGTTTCCCAGTTATCAATAATGAGATACGCCCCTGCCACCAGTAACGTAATGAGTCCCTTTGCCGGTGTCATATTCATCACACCACTAAGGATTTTTCCCATCCGCGACAGCGAGCCAATGGCAACACCAAATGTCAGCAGTGCCAGCCCCGTTTTCGCGATGGTTTTTACGACCTCAGGATTTTCTCTGACAAACGTGCGCACTTCTTCCAGAAAAGGCTTCATCTCTTTTATGCCTTCATTGAGTGAAGGCAGGAAGGTTTCCCCCAGCGTGGAAGAAATCGCATTGATCTGGTTCTTCAGCAGCAACAACTGGTTTTCCGTCGTCGCGGCACGGGCGGCATATTCTTTCTGCATTGAGCCGCCATACTGCTGCGCATCCGCCACACGATTAAAATTGGTTCGCAACAAATCCAGATTCGTGAGCAGCGGCGCGATGGCTCCCAGAGATTCCTTCCCGAACAGCGCATTCAGCACTGCAGCCTGTTTTTCTTTCGGCACTTTCGCCAGAGAATCCAGTACATGCAGCATGGCACCCCGGGCATCTTTCTGCATATCCGCCGCCAGCTTTTTCGGGTCAATGCGCAACAGGCGAAGCGCTTTTTTCTGCGATTTGGTGGCAGAATTCCCCGCTGTCAGCGACAGCATAAAATTCTTTATCCCCGTCGCCGCAATTTCTGATTCCACCCCCATTCCGGCAATGGTTGCCCCCATTGCGGCAATCTCTCCGGAGGCCACACCCGCAACACTGCCTAAAGGGCCAATACGGGTCACAACATCAGAAATCTTTTTCGCACTTGCAGGACCGGTATTACCAAGATAGTTAATCTTATCCGCAAGTCCTGCCACCTCACCCTGTGTCAGTTTGAAGGCAGTGCGCCACTGTGCCATCATCTGACCGGATTCTTCCGCCGTGGTGTCAAAGGCCACCCCCATCTTCACGGCGTCGTCAGTAAACTGCATCAGCTCGTCACGGGCGATGCCAGCCTGACCACCCGCCGCCACGATTTCGGCGATACCTTCCGCCGACATGGGCAGTTCTGTTGACAGGTCGCGCACCTGTTCCGTCATTGCCTTAAACGCTTCCGGCGTATCCAGACCATCCACCACTTTCCGGACATCCGCCATTTTTGATTCAAGGGCAATGGCAGATTTGACCGGGAGCGCCAGCGCCCCCAGTACTGCGGTTCCGGCACCCGCTGCGCCCAGTGACAGACTGGCAAACTCCTTTTTAAAGCCTTTCAGCTGGCGCTGCATCCCTTTCAGCGGTGCCGACACCTTATCCACGGCAGTGATGATCGCCTTCAGCTGAAAACTGTCAGCCATGCTTCATCTCCTCGTTAATGCGGACGGCCTCGGCTTCCAGTTCTGTAAACTGCGAAATAGCCACCCGTCGCAGCTCCAGTGGATTCAGTTTCCAGAACCAGGCAACATTGTAGAGTCGTTTCCGGAGGTGCTTCCCGTCTCCGACTGGGTAAAAAAACGCAGGATCTGCATGCTGGTCTTAAAAATATCCAGTTTTGCCATCTGCGCCGCCGATGAACGCGGGATCCCCGCCAGCAACGGGATATATTTCAGCGCCACCTGGCTGTCCAGTTTAATACTGCCCTCACCGGAAATAATGAAAGGAAAACCCAGGGCCTCGATTTCGTCATACGTGGGTTCACGCAACTCCAGCACATGCAGCGTTTCGTTATGCGCTGTCACCGGTTTTTTTAAAACAATTTCTGTCACGCTCATTACTGATATCCTCCCTCTTCGCCGTGGAATTCAAGATCTGCCGTACCTTCTTCGGCATTATGGTTTGCTTCGCCGTGCAGCCATGCCGCCGAAAGCACATACACCATGCCGTTTGCCAGCTCGGCAGTAATCGTCATCTGATCTGAGGTGGTAATTTTGTCGACCGGAAAATTTTTGGGCACTTTAAACGTGCCCTTAACGTAAGGTGACCGCCAGGTCTCCTTGTAATCCACATCACCAGCCATGCCGACGACATCATCCCGGACATTGGTGTTCATCGGCACTTCAATTCCACCTGTCAGCGATAACTGCTGACCATCCACTTTAAAAAAACAGGTTCCGGCGATCTTTGCCATTATGCTGACTCCTCTGAATACTGGAGACGGAACTGGTTAACCACCGCAAAGACACGTAACTGGTTAACATAATCCGGCGGGAACAGCGTGTTCAGTCGGTTCGGGTTATCCGCATCACGCTCAACTGTCAGATACTGTTTAAACAGATCGTAATTTTCCACAATACCGGCACGCTCCATCTGACGATATGTCGCCAGAAGCTCCCCTTTGATAACGGCAGGGGTGACAATCGCCTGCCCCGGACCAAAACGGGTACCATCATTTGCCAGCTTGTGACGTCCGTACTTGCTGGTGATGACCGTTCTCAGTTTGCGAAGAACGTATGCGCTGGTATGCAGTGTTTCACTGTCCAGATAGCTGTTGTCTGCCACACCATACGCATTCTTTTTGTAGGTGGTTACGGAACGCTGGATCCGCAACGTGCCACCTTCCACATAAGCCGTCGCCACGCCGTGAGATAAAAGAGTCTGCTGCTCTGTCATGATGAATCGCTTACCTTTCGGTGCCGGAAGCATCCCCACCAGTTCCCCCGTCTGTGTCGGACGGGCCGGGTCATTGCGGATAAATACCGCTTCACGGGCAAGGCGACTGGCAACCAGTTCATCGACAGGCGACTGGGTTTCTTTTTCGTAACCGGCAAGCGTGATATGTTGCTGATTATGCATATCTCCGGCATCAACCAGCTCTGACAGCGTTCCCAGTTTTGCGGTATAGACATGCCCGTATAACTGGCGCGCATAACTCCAGCGACCACTGCTGTCATTCATTTCGGTCATCATCATATTGATGGAAGCGGCATCGTTAAACGGCAGACCGATAAAGTCGAATGCCTCATCGCCCATAGCAGCAACAGCGGCGGTAAGATCAGGCGCGCCGCTACCCGCAGTTCCGGCTTCCGTCACGACCTGAAGCCCCGCAGGCAGAAGCTCACCACCACCAGAACCATAATAATTCAGGCAGACAGGCAACTCGTTACCATACAGCCCCTTATGGCGGGCAGTCAGTGTCACCACACCTGCATCAGATGACGCCGTAAACGGCAGGGTGATAACCCCGTTTACCGCTTCCTTAATCGCGGTGGCAACCGCAGTGGCATCATCGCCATTCACCACAGGCACCTGTACACGGGAGCGCCCGACATACAGACTCAGGGTGCCGCTTTCCTCTGCTTCTCCGGTAACTGTCACCCTGACCGTCGCCGCCGCCCCTCTGGCTTCCGGTACTGCAATAACATACAGTTCACCGAAAGGATCTGTCTGACGGTAGACGTCAACCATACGCGCCAGCTGGCTCCCGACCCCACAAATCTGACGGGCATAATCTGCCGACGGCATCAGCACCAGGCTGTTAACCTCAATGGCGGCATCGTTGCTGGCATGTCCGATCAATAATGCAGGCGCGCTGGTCACTGCTGTATTTGCCGCAGAATTGTCCATCTCGGCGTAGAACAACGGCACCAGCGTATTCGACGGAACAGCACTAAAACTTATTGTCATGATTCTTTAGCCTTATCCTGTTTAACACGTACCACATCACCCGCCGCTATACGGCGAAGCCAGTAGCTGCTTTCTTCCACATTTCGCCCGTCTGAAGGCAAAAGGTCTCCACGGGCAGGGTCAGGAACTGACCGCCCTTTCAGGGGTTTCACAAACATGAGGGACTCTTATTTCTGAGGGAAACGCATTTCCAGATGGTGCTCAATGTCACCATCCGGGCCAGTACCAGGATCGATGTAATCCACATCAATACTCAGCAGGGATAAATCCGGCAGGGCATTCACGTCCTCTGCCTGTCGCGTGTCTCCTTCCGTGATTTCATACTTCGCCGTAAAGTCAAACTGGTAATACAGTTCGTAACGGTTCAGATCCAGCAGGGTGCCACCGGCATAAACAATCTCGCCCCCCTGCGGGTCCGGCATCCACCCAAGCAGGGCTTTCCAGAGTTCTCTCCGGACATCATGAACGGCGTCATAGGCTGCCCACTGCCCCTTTTCATCACGCTCATTGCTGAGCACCACAATCACGGAAAAGCCTTCGGTCAAATCCTGCCAGTAATCGGTCTGTGATTTTTGCTCCCCAGGCGCATCGTCAGAGGGGACAACATAGGCAGCAGGCAGTCGCAATTTTCCGGCATCAGGGATCGCCTTAAACTGCGCCGCGCCACCAACCCGATTATCAAAACGCGGGCATCGCTCACGCAACGCCGCAATTATTGTTGTCAGTTTCATTTACGCTTCCTTTTTACCGGACGTAACGAACGCTGCAGCTCACGGGACAACAGTTCCTGCGTCCAGTGACGCCGCCGCTCAATAACGTCAGCCATAAAGTTATTACGCGGGGCCAGCCGGAAAGTCGAAGAATGGTGCTTCTTCTGCCGCTTATCCTTTTTATCCATTCCATAAGCTGAATGGCGAACGCCGTAATACAGAAACGCCGGATAATAAGGAGCGCCTTCAGGAAAACGGCGATTCCCCTGCCCGTTTTTCTGGTCAGGGGAAATTTTCACCATCAGCCCGGGACGACGCGTCGTTTTTTTGGGAACGTAATAACCAATGGAGCGGGCCAGACGCCCGGTCTGATACCCCGGGTTCTCTCCCGGGCCGGAACGCCCGCGTTTAATCACCAGACGTCTGGCGTCACGCATGTAAACGCGCCCGATTTGCACAAACGCCCGACGCAGACGGGCGCGATTAAACTCCAGCTCCTTTGGTTGTTTAAAGTCGACGTGTAAAAATGCTGTCTGATTCATGGCATTCACCCCGTCGTCGCGCTGTACGCAGTTCTTCACATTCCAGTAATAAAAAACGCCGCTGACCGTTCAGGTCGCGTATTCGCCGGATCCGGTACTCCTGACCGTAATAAACCACCTCATGATCTGCCGTGATGTCGTGACGGAAACGGATCGTAAAATAATGTGTAACGATATTTTCTGTCTGCACTGAGCCCTGATAAGCGGCAGCGCCTGGCTGAGCCACCTTTGCCCAGACATCAAACGACTCCGGATACGTCGGCTTCGTACCAAAATCAGCGGTGGGTTCATCCACACAGAGGCGGATCTTTATCCGGCGATTCAGTTCTCCGGGATCCGGTAAAAGGTAAGTGGCACTGGTCTGACTTTGCCTGATTTTCATAGAGGTACAATCCTGTAAGGGCCAGCGAGCCATCTGAAACTCACTGGCGTTTCAAGTTTCTCAACATCGGTACTCGCTGAACGATTTTCATAAAAATGACTGACCAGCATCAGCATGGCCAGACGAACGTCATCAGTCAGATGCATCCCGTCAGGATCATCTTCCGGAATCGTCTCTTCCGGTGCATACAACTTCCTGTTCAGGTATGTCTCTGTTCTTTTCTGTACCGCCTGTGCCAGCAATTGCAGAAAATCGCCGTCACTGTACAAACCATCATCGAGCCGGAGGTGAGATTTAATCTCCTCTTCTTTCAGGAGCATATTTTCCTCCTGTGCCCGCCATTACGCGGGCACAAAAAAAACCGCATTACGCAGCGGCTTTCTGGCGGGTTGCAGCCCCAATTTTCATCAGCTTAATCGCCTGAGAATCCACAAGCATACCGCCGGTTCGCTTGGTGGTATAAAAACCCACGAACGGCTTGTTGGTATACGGGTCGCGCAGGATACGGGTACCGATGCGATCAACGATGGTATAGCCACGTTTGAAGTTACCAAACGCAATGGCTTTTGCATCGGTGGCAATATCCGGCATGTGCTCATTCTCAACAATGCCATACCCCGCCAGAGAAGAAGGCTGACCCAGCTCAATACCCGGACGCCACAGATAATTTCCTTCGTTATCTTTCAGCAGACGAATGGCAAACAGGCTGCTGTTGTTCATCATGAACTTCGCGCCGCTGCGGTGCGCCTTGCGCAGGGTGTAAATCAGTTTAATGATCGCATCGGCGGTCACGCCGGAAGCCGCACCGGAAGCAATGTGCTGAAGTTTGCCAAACGCACGGGTCTTGTCATCTTCATCGGTGGACTCATAAGCCAGAAAACCTTTTGGTTTTTTGCTGCCGTCGCCACTGGTAAAGGCAATTTCTTCCTGTTCGGCAAATTCCAGCGCCAGCTCACTGTTGATCCAGTCTTCCACATTGAAGAAAGCATCATCGAGCATTTTCTGGGTGGCCTGCGGGTTGCCGTAGATTTCCCCCATAAAGGGTTCAATCAGCCCCAGTTTTGAGGTGGCGGTTTCCGGACGTGCATCCGTTTCCCCCACCCATCCGGACGTTGTGCCGCCCAGATTCACCAGCTTTTTATAATCCGAGCCCCCGAGGGTGATCACAGTGGCTTCCTGGCGCATCACCACCTCATCTTTCAGTAGCGTCAGAATGGTGCGATCCAGTTCTTCCGGAATGGCATAACCACCATCCTCATCATTGCCTACCTGCAGTGCCTTACGCTCAAGCTCACGCAGGCCGTCTTCACGCCCCTTGCGCATAAATCCGATAAACGCTTCTTTATGTTCACCGGCAACTTTATTTTGCGTGCCACCTGCCGGACGCTTGACTTCAGCCAGCTCAGCCTCAAGATCGTTTTTGAGATTTTCCAGCTCAGCCAGTTTTCCGTTGAGGGTTTCCACTTCACCAGCAAGTTTTCCCTTTTCCTGCTCAATCGCGTCGATGCGTTTGTCGTTTTTTTCCTTAAAATCGTCGAATTTCGCCTGCAGCTCCTGCGCGACCTGCTCCACATCTTTAATGTCAGCCATTATTTTTCTCCTGGTTAAAATTTAAGATTTTTCAGTGCATTCAGTGCGGCATCCACATCCTCAGCATCACGCAGGGATAAAGCGCCATATCCCCCGGCCATGAATGCTTTGGCCTGGGTTCGCGAGAGTCCAACATCGCGCAGGACCCGCTCAATAATTTTCTGATCGGGGATCTCCCCACGTGCCAGCGCATTTTTCACATCGCTGATACGTGCCTCATCATTGGAAGGAAACGTCACCAGACTGACCTCCCACAGGTCGATCTCTTTCAGCAGGAATACCCCTTTTTCACGGTCGTATTCCCAGTCTTTCAGGATGTAGCCAATAGAAAGGCCGGTTAAAGAACCGGCCTTCATATGGGCATGTGCACGTTTTGCCAGGGGATCATCATCAACGAGTAATCGCCCCCTGACGTAAAGCCCGACATCATCTTCTTTCATTTCGGTGTACACACCGATGGGCTCATCCATACGGTGCTGCCAGAGCAACGCAGGCAGCGCCTTTTTTTCGCTCCATTTCTGGAGTGTTGTGGTAAAGGCACCGGGGACCACCACATCATCGTGGCTGTCCTTAACACCAAAAACAGAACCGTAACCTTCAAATTCCCCGGAATCACTGACAGATTTCAGGTTCAGCGGTATATCAAGACGCTGTTTTGTCTGCATCTCCACTCTCCTTTTTCTTACCGTTGTCATCGCCAGCAGAGGGACTGGTGGTCATGTTCATCGGTGTCAGATACACATCACCGCCCGGTCGGGGATTCATATCTTCCAGATCACGGCAGTCATTAGGGGAATAAATGCCCCAGTTAATCCCCGTGGCATACGCTTCAAATCGGGATTTCATGTCGCCACGTAACAATGCTCCGGCATTAAATTTGGCGTAAAATCTCCCCTGTTTACTCTCCCTGACCAGCCCCGTATTGATCCGCTGTTCAATACGGGTCAGGTACGGCACAAGGGAATAGTTAATGAAACCAAGCCCCAGCTCTTCAATATTGTTGAAGGTGGCGCGATCGGTGTTCTGCACCATATGCAGCGGCACGCGGAACAGGCGACAGATTTCTTCCAGCTGAAACTTGCGGGTTTCCAGGAACTGACTGTCCTCGGCGTTCAGCGCCATCGACTTCCAGTCCAGCCCCATTTCCAGAATCATCGGGCGGTGAGCATTGCCAAGCCCCGTGTGACGCTCCTCAAAATCTTTCTTCAGACGCTCGTAAGCATCCGGCGTGAGCTTTTGTTCCGTACGCAACACACCGGATGTCACCGCACCATTACCAAACAACCTGGCACCGTGCTCCTCAGTTGCCGCTGCCAGTGAAATGGCCTCACGCGCATACGCAATGGGATTCAGCCCCACCAGTCCGTCCAGCGTCAGAGTGCGCACATGCCAGATTTCATCCTGGGTCAACACATCCACGGAACCATCCGGAAACGTCACCTGATAAACCGGCTGCCACTGGCTGTTCAGCTTCGGTTCCACACAGCCCGGATCTATCGGAAGAAGCTCCACCACTTCCCCCAGTGCCTTTACCTTGTAGGCGTAAAAATTACCCCGCAGACACAGGCAGACAATGACCAGTTCCCAGAATTCCTGCGGTGTCATGTAGCCATTGGGTTTTGCCGAAATCAGCTTATGCAGTCGTTCATCCACTGCCCGTGTTTTAAGAGTGCCGGTGATTTTGTAGAGGCTGCAGGGCAGCATACCAACAGACTCCGCCAGCACCCTGACGCAGGAATAGACCGCCGTCAGCCGCATGGCCCGTTGGCTACTGATCCGCTTTCCGGTATAGGTGTCGTATGACAGCCCGATAGCATCAGCCAGTTCTGCTGGCGTGGTCACCGGCTCATCACTTTTTCGTTGAAATAACCCCGAAAAGAACACTATTTACCTCCGCCGACAGACTGCCGCGTACGGTCGAGATATCGCGCCACCAGCCACGACCAGAACAGGCACAACGCCCCGGCAACAACAAAACCCGCCGGGGGATAAATCAGCCATGTGCCATACGCCAGCAAAAGCGCCCCCAGCACGCCCACCAGTGGCGTGAGAATTATCAGAAACATAATGACCTCGGTTAAAGCGAGCGGATACCAACGCTGACCAGATGCTCAGACAGATCCGGCTCCGGTTCACCGCCATTGACCAGCATCCGGCTCATTGCTGTAAACATCGCAACAGGACCGTCGATTTTGGCTTCCGGCGTGGATTTATTCGGGAAGATATTGTCGTTTTTATCCGGTTTCACCGTAACGTTAGACATCATCCAGTTCATGACCGGGTGATTGCTGTGGTGGAAACGTCCGGCATAGACCAGTGATTCCGTTTCCTTCATGGCCTCTGACAGATTGCGGACCGTCTGCGGAACCTCCACCAGCGGTATCCCTTCTTCAGCCAGTGCCAGGCTGAACTGCATCGCACTCCACGGGTCAAATCCCAGTTCCCTCAGATTTTCACCACCAATCCATTCCAGTAAGTCACTTTTTATCTGAGCATGATCGATAACATCACCATCCGTCAGGATGAGCTTATCTATCTCCGCCCACTTCCGGTAAAGTTCTGCCTGCTGCCGTGAACACCGTTCCAGTCGCCCTTCCGGAAGCCAGAATTTAAAATCGGCATGAACATGCCCGTTATCCGTTCGCCAGAGTTTTGCCGCCGCACAGATATCAATCTTATGAGCAAGGTCGACGCCGACCCACATGGGATACGTTTTCAGCTCATGCTGTGGAGCGATGTATTCGCACTTCTCCCACTTAATCATGTCCATCCAGGCCGATTCGGCAGTGACCCACACATTCATGTGTTTGGTGAAAAAATTCACCCGCGCCGAGACCTGCTCCTTCGCTTTTTTCGCCAGACGACGCAGATCATCCCAGCGTTTACAGATGCCCAGGCCCGGATTCGCTTTCTGCCAGACCGTTTCATCAAACGGATCATCTCCCTCATCGAGCGTGTAAATAATCGCAAAGTAGGAGTCGTCTTTTACCGCGCCCTCCACGTCGCTGTTATAGCCTCGCAATACCTTGATGGCGTAATCGCGTTGCTCGTAACAAATCCCTTCCTTGTTAAAGCCCGCCGTGGTGATACCAAATAACAGGGACTGCAGACGGGCACCGGTTGCCGTTTCCAGAACGTCCCACACGTCGCGGGTTTTATGTGCATGCAGCTCATCAATAATGGCGCAGTGGATGTTCAGACCGTCCAGGTTGTTTGCATCCGAGGAAAGCGGTTCAAATTTTGATGCGCTCTGCTCCTGGTAAATCGCCAGCTTGTTGAAATCAAACAACCGCCCGAGTGTCGACCGGGCTTTTCTGACCATATTTTTGGCGTCTTCAAACACGATTCTGGCCTGGTCACGCGTGGTTGCGGCTGAATACACCTCAGCCCCGCCTTCACCATCTGCCCCCGTCATATACAGACCGATACCCGATGACAGGGTTGATTTTGCGTTTTTACGGGCGACTTCGTTGTACGCCGTCCGGAACCGGCGCACCATCACCGGGCGTCCGCTGCCATCGCTGCGCATGACAACTTCCCCGGTCTCTTCATTCACCAGCGGAATGACAAAACCAAAAATATTAATGAGGATAAATACATGCCAGTCCATCAACTCAATGGGCTGACCTGCCAGCGCCCCTTTTACATGGGGCACAAATTTGTAGAAATTCAGGATGTGCTGCGCACGGGGTTCACTGAAATAAATCCCCCGCTCTTCGCCGTACTTCAGATCATCAAGAAAACGCTGGCAGGCCAGACGGACAAATTCGCCAGCGACAATTTCTCCTGCAACAACACGTTCGGCGTAGCGGATCCCGTCAGCCACTTTTGCCATCAGTCTCTCGCTTTTAAAAGTTCCGCCAGCGGATCAACATCATCCGGTCCGGCGGTATTTACTTTCGCCCGGCTTGCCGGTGACATACCAAACTCTGCAAGCATCGCCCGGATCCGCTTCCAGGCATCCGCTTTCATCGCCGCAGCCGGATGTGCCTTGATCATCACATCGCCATTCTGCGTTTCCGTGCGGTAGGTATAACCCTCAGCATCGAGTGTTTCGCAGTGATGCCGGTATTCGGTGTAGGCTTCCACCAGTAACTCGAGTGCACGCGCATCAAGCTGAGAAATGATCCCTTCCGCATTCAGCTCTTCCGCCATTCGCCTGAACCAGTACTTCCCCTGCGCCCCTAAATGTTGCGGAATTTTAGGGAGACCTTTTTCATCCTTTTTAGCGGTTTTTTTGTGGTCTTTAACGGGGCGCTTCGAGGGGTTGCCTCGAATCAAATGCAGGCGTGGCGGGGTTTTCGGGGGTCCTGACATAATCGGTTTTACCTATCAATCGTTTGATCGCATTCCCAAAAAAAAGTTTTCGAACCTGCGGCGATGCGAAGAAGGGTTGGCGGGCGGTCCCGGACAGCCAGGGCTGCAGGGATTTGACCCGCCCCTCCCAACAAGTGAGAATAATTATCACTTGATTCGTTCGCGCGCTGTTTTCTCTTTGTGGCAGGGCCAGCACAGACTCCGCAGGTTGCTGTCTGCGTCTGTTCCGCCATGCGCTTTCGGGATGATGTGGTCGACAGTTTTCGCCTCGCTCACCACACCGACACGCAGACACAACTGACACAGACCTTTATCGCGCTTCAGAATACGGGCACGAATCACCGTCCATTTTGAGCCATAACCACGCTGGTGGCGGCTCAGTCCGCGCTGGTGCTGTGCCCAGCCTTCACCACGATGTTTATCGCAGTAGCCAGAACTGTCTGTCGTTGTGCCTGCGCAGCCTCGCTTACGGCATGCGCGGGGGATCCGTGATGGCATAGAATTTCACTCTCCTGATGGTAAAATAACCATTCCTTAAAAACCTATACGGAGAACAAATGAAAAATACTATTTCAAAAGGATTTCACCGGACAGGCGTTCTGTTGGCTATTTTGGTGTTGATGTTGAGCTTTGGTTTCTTTTTATTAACAGGTGCTGGTACAGGAATCTCGTTATTTGCTGTATTAGTTTCCCTGGTATGTGCCTTACTGACATACGGCATACTCAGACTGGTCGGATGGGCCGTTAACGGATTCATAAAAGATAACTAAAACATTATCGCAGCCCCTCACACTGAAGGGCTGCTGTAATGCTGGTGATCAGTTCTGCGTACACAGTCGAACGCCATCAATAAGCTGGCAGACCTGAAACGCGGTATCGAAAAGCTGGCGCGCCTTATCCAGACTGACGCATCCCACCAATAAAAAAGGCACCAGTATCGCTACCAGTGCCCATTTCGCCGCCGTTCGCGGCATTCTGTGTGTCCAGTGTTTTCTGTTCATAAACCACCTGGTTATTAGCGCTTCAACTGAAAGTGAGGTCCGTCTTTCAGTGTTTTCCAGTCCCCGCCCCATTCGATGGCAGTTCCCAGCTCTGCGGCAGCCTGCTTAAATGCCTGCGCGATTTTCTCGTACAGAGGCCAGTCCCATGACACCTGGCTGCCAATGTAGGCCACAACATCCACCGCATCACCGGTCAGGTGGCGGCTGTTCATGGTCTGGCTCTTGCCTTCTGCAACCAGCTGTTTCTGGCGATACTTACTGCGCAGGCCTTCCGTAATACCGAAATCAACCTCCGTCAGCTCCAGCGCACGGCGAACTACAGCAACCAACTGTGGTTTGACGCCCTCCAGATTTTTCTCACTTCGGCGACTGAATCTGAATTTACCGGGCATACTCACCTCCGTAATGAAAGGATTTTTGATACGTTCCCGCGTGCTCGTATCACCAGCACGCAGAACACCAGGTTAATCAGGACGACCAGCCAGT